TAGTTTCATTGACTTCTTTCTCCAGTTCTAATGCGATTTTTTCTAAATCAATGATATCTACAGCCAGAAGTTCCGACTGACGGTCCTCTAGAAAGTCTTCTAATGGCCCCCTTTGAACAACCTTTTGCTTGGGTACTTTCTTTTCTTGAGTATCATCAAAGTTTTGATGACTCTGGATAAAAGCCATATAGTTGTTCATAAAATCATTATCGTCATCATGGTCTTGGATATCAAAGCTGTCGATCGGCATATCCTGAATGAGCTTACTTCTGATATACGATTGACGTTTTTCTTTAGCAATCCGACGTATGAATGAATAATAAACCATCGTTGTGATGTAGGAAAACGGATTCGATGACTTATTCGGATCAAACTTATCAACTGCAACCAAAGCATGTTCAATTGCGTCAGAAATCATTTCATCACGAAATGAGTATCCGATAAAATTAGATCGCCTTGAGAACCGGGTGGCGATTTGAATGATAGCCTCACCAAAGTACTCTGGAATCTTCGGTAGAGCTGTGTTGTTCTGAATGGCTTCATTTTTTTGTTTTTGATATTTTTCAATGCATTCAAGAAGTGTTTTATTGTTGACGTAATGGGCCATATGATTTCTCCATAGAATTTGATTCATTTTAAACTAGAGCGTGAACGGGATGAATCAAATTGATTGTAACTATTTTCACTGCATTTGATCACATTTGATTTTACGTGGTTTACATCATTTGTTATAATGGTTCTCTGGACAAATCCATTAAAGATTCTAGAATATAATCTAGGAAACAATCTAGATTAGATCTAGAGAAAAGATTATTAAAAGAAACTAGATGGTGAAACCAACGCGCAGCGTTGCCAGGTATAGAATAAGAACCAAACCTGATAGAGCCTAATCAACCAATACCAGAATGTTCCAGAATAAGAAAAAGAACCAGACATAGTATCTATCATCCAAGATTAAAGAATGTCCCAGACGTCCTCTGGTGAGCCCTGGACAACTATTCCGGATGATACCAGACCTGATAGAACCAAATCAATGCCAGAATGTTCCAGAAAAAGAACCGGATATAGGTAATTGTGGAATGTTTCTGGTGTCTTCTAGTTGATACATTTGGTTACCTTCTTTTTGACAAATTTGATTTTACAAGGTTTACATCATTTGTTATAATGGTTCTCTGGACAAATCCATAAAAGAATCTAGTAACTACCTAGAAACAATCTAGATTAGATACATTAAAGGATTCTAAAACATTAGATAGTGAAACCAACGCGCAGCGTTGCCAGGGGTATAGAACAAGAAAAGAACCAAACCTGATACAGCCAACTCTATAAAAAAGGATTCTTGATTGAATCCTTTTTTAGTTTCTAATTTAATGTTGATGACCCAGGGTAGATGTACGGTATCTCGTTGATATCCAAATGCTTGTCTGATTCTTCTTCAACCTTTGATCCAGCCATAGCCATACACAGTTTCTTATACGGCCCAATCAGAGATTCTTTTAGAGATGCACAGAAAATGATGTCTTTCTTGTTGAAAGTAAAGAATTGATCATCGGTAAGATAACAAAACTTGTTCATCACTAGTCGTTCTACCATCTCTCCATCTTGTTGATCCAGTCCAGTCGTAATGGTGATAGGGTTCGCGATCACTACCGACAATGGATTGTTTTCCATTAGAGCTCCAACACATGTGTCGCCTGTTACAAACTTGATAGTGACATACACTTGATCTTCATTCAATTGGCACCTCGATTATCTTAAAGTTGAATTTTTCCTCTGAGTAAATCTTAAGGCGTTCAGTTAGATGCTTTAAAGTATGATTCTTGGCTTTCTTCCACGAAAGATCATCGGCGATGTCAAACAGAGTACAATGAGTTTTTCCGTCATTTAAACGAAGCCCGCGTCCAATACTTTGGAGTGACCTAATCTTAGACTTAGTCGGACTAGCAAAAATGATGTTTTCAATTGATGGAACATTGATACCCTGTTGATATGTAGCGTATGATGCAATGATGATTGCATCTTTCTCTTTTGCGACTAGGGCTCGTATTTCTTCGCGGCGTTCTGCCGACACATCACCATAGACTAAAAACACCTTGCGATCACCGGCTTTGGCAGAAATCATGTCATAGAGTTTCTTGCCATGCTTTTCAACCAAGGTGAATAGAACTAGCGTATTACCAGTTGTGCTTAGAGTTAGATTGCGGATAAACTTATTTCTGGCTGGATTGGTTACAAGATAATCGATTTCATCTTGATATGAATATTTACTCACAGCTTTCCGAGTATCCTGATCATACTTAAGAAGCAGACACTTGATTTTCAGTTGAGCAATCTGATTCTTGGTCATTAGCTCATTAGTCGAGATGACTTGATTAACTGGACCAAAATGACCCTCAAGCACCAGTTTATTTGTCTTACTTGCCGATAATGTACCTGTAAGACCAATACGATAGGGTGTCGTGGTGAGCTTCTCCATGATCCCGGACAATGATTTAGCAACAGCAGTATGGACTTCATCGCAGATGACGACATCAAATTGGTCAAACCAAGTTTTTGGTTGCTTGAAAATCGATTGCCAGGTTGAACACAAAACCGACTTGGAAACATCCTTGGTCATGCCACCCTGAAGCTGTTGACAATAGTTTTCTGTTTTCCACCCATTATCTGATGAATAATCAACAAAGTCGCCATACATCTGAGATACCAATGAGATGCTTGGGACGATAATCAGACAACGCCGGTTATATTCAAGATGATGCCGAATGATACTATAGATCAGAGCAGATTTACCAGAACTTGTCGGGGATAATAACAGCAATCGTCTCTGCGTCAGAGCTCGATGAATTGCATCAATCTGATAATCGCGCAACTGAATGGGCTTTCCGCGAGAATGGATATTTAGCCAGTCGGTGAATTTCTTAACATGTTCTAGACTAATATCATCAGTTGTTACGACTTGATTGAGGTAATTAACAGCCAACTCATTTTCTTCAGCATACTTGAGAATATGATGAAGAAGACCGGCATAGATAGTTTTCTTGGCTATGCTATATAATCTAATTTTACCGTCAAATATCCCAGATTTATATGCTGGCATAAATTTATAGCCTTCAACTAAGAAGGTAAACCGATCAGCTAGCTCTTGCTCGATAGATGGTTCAGACATCACTCGGATGTAAACATCATTGATTTTTTCGATTGAAATTGAAGTCATTAGCCACCCGCTAAGAATTGTTTCCAAGCTATGGAGTTCTTGATCGTCCATGCTCGGTTTCTGATTTCGGTCATGATTGATTCCAATGTTTCAATCATGATTTTTAGATAGTCGATACGAGATTGAATTTTCATCAGCTCAACATCACCCTTAAGGAATTCATCCATCTCGGACTTGATAGGTTTATTGCCTTGCCATTGATTCCAGCCAAGTTCGGATAGTTCTTCACGAGACATTTCTCCGCGATAATATCGGAACTTGTTTTTTCTCAAGGTAGCATAATCAATGTTCAGCTTGGTGTATTTGAGTTTAGCTTCAGCAAGGAGTCGAATATATTTCGAGTGAAGCTTGGGGGAATTGGATGAAGATTGGTCAAGATGATTGTCATCGATCTGACTATCCGTTTCCCACATTTCCAGAATTTCATCAAGAGTTGCCATAGCGATCACCTTAACATTGTGTTGATCTATTTATCAACGAAAAGGGGGGCCGAAGCCCCCCTGATTTCTATCATTTCATCTTAAGCGAATAGTGGTTTGATGTCCTCTACGATTTGATTTGCAACGTCATCATCCAGCATTTCATCGAACCAAAAGATGAACACAGCCTCAATCAATCCAATTTTGTCATTGTAGTCATGCCATTGAGTTTCAATGTCACTCGCTTCCAGACTATACGCAATATAATCCTCATGATCAACCGCGATATACATCGGATCATGTTTCGCGAGAATCAGAGCGATTTTTTCATCAAGGGTTTGTTGCATTTCAGTCACCATTGTCATAATCGATGTGACTATTGTACCATCAGTCGATCAAAATGTAAACAAGCGGATCAAAAAAAAAAACCTTCGACCATCGCCTGCTTAGTATCCGGTCGAAGTCGATGAGTGCCTTTGACAAACGCTGTGATTACGTTACTCTGGGCGTCGGTGTTCTTGTTGATTGTCACAGATTGATCGTGTTTCTTAGATGTCACTAGGTACTTGTCAGCGGGCATGTGTTTTAGTTTCTCATGGGCATTACCAAGAAACTCATCCCAGTCGGACTTGTTCATATCACCATGCCTAGCCGTTGCCTAAAAGCGGCATGCATAGTGATTTGGTAATGGTGTCCATCGATAGTTCGATCTTTGAGATTAGATTGCTTTGCCTGTTCTATCTCAGCTCGATGAGCGTCTTGGCGGATTTGAGAAAATGTTTTCATAGATTACCAACTCTTACATGCCCAATATTCTTTAAATTTTAGCATCATGTGGTCCTATTAATTCTTCATATCGTGGATGATTTTCCGCAGAAATACGAA